TTGTCATTAAGAACATCGCCAAGCAACTGACAGCAGCATGACAGTATAGCATAGGGGGGGGGACTGTATATTGCCCCCTACCCCTTTTTTTATGGGGTGCCGAGCGAAAATCGATGGGTCCCTCCTAACCTACAAAAGTATCCAGACGACCGCTAAATATTTTTGAAAATGGTTTTTTAGAAACCACGAAACCCAAAAAATTTTCGCAGCAAAAAAATCATGAAAAAGGTCGATGAAAAATTATACAATAACGCACTAAAGAATTTCGAGGAATTTTGCAATGGATTTGAACGAGCAGCATCTGAGAGCTATCTCAGAGACGAGCGAGACACCAGAATCGGGCACTATACAGATAAGTATCGAAACGATACTCCTGAAGTTATCCGAGAAGGTCTTGGAGTTGGAGAAGAAGATCTTGGAATTGGAATCCCCGACATTGATGTATCGCCGTCCGAGTGCGACTGAGCACGAGAAATTATCAGAAACACTCAATTATCTGCATAATAGTGTAGAAGAACTCAGAGGAAGATGCCAGTAAGTTTAGTACCAACTCCATCCTGCTTAGTAACTGGGGCAACATTCAGTTTAGTGCCTGCACCGAATTATGTGAATTATGTTGAGGAGACTCGTTTAACCGGACCTATGCCATGGTTATACGAGGTAATCAACCCAAGCACACTGATTACTGCAGTTGCTACTGGGGGATGTCCAGATCCAGTTTTACCTGAATTCATCACTGGAATTAGTATTGATAAGGTTGGTTGTAGTATTTTAAAGATTGCTGATGTTGCATATGAGCAAGGTTATACAATACCACAGAATCTTCCATCGATGACGGCAGGTTTTAATGAACCTTTTGTAAACTATGGAAAGATTGTATCAGGACCGGTCAAGACGTTATCGTTAGCAAATCCATTAATTGGATATTATAGCGAGAAATATTTCCATGATTCGGAATGGATATTTGGAACATTTTATGAAACAGAGACTGAGATATTAAAAAATAATTACACTAGTGTTGATTTAATCAATGGGTATCGGAAGATTAATCTAGAGGATGTCCCACCGGAAACAGATCAATTAACATCAAAAACGTTTAAAGGAATTAAGTTTAGTCAATTAGATGTAAATCAGTTAGCAATCACAGATCCATCGTATGTTATAACGAAAGGGAATGATTTCTTCGATCAATTTGAACCTGAGATATCATTATGGGTAAGAATGAAACCTTCATTAATTGAGGTAATGCGATATACGTATATTGTAACGGTTACGCATACATGTCCACCATTTGTCACTCGGTTTAATGGTTTCATGGATGTTGAGAATAATTGGACACCAACTGCGAATCGTATTGGATATTGGCTAGATAGAGCAGTAGGATTCTTACCACCTCCACCAGGTGTTAAATCAAATTTACCGGGAGTTAATGACTAATGGCATTCCTTAGACCTATTAGTGCTTTAAAGGACCTTACAGCAGGTCATGGATGCCATCCACCGGTTGTAGGGATCACCGCATCACCGAATGTATTTGTAAATGGAAGACCTGTGCATACTGTAGGTGATGTTTTCCAACCCCACACATGTGGTCCTGATACTCATGCTGACGTTGCAGTTAAAGGTTCTTTAAAAGTTTTAACAAACGGGAAGTCAACAATGAGGTTAGGTGATAAGTTAGCACCTCCTAGCATTATGGTAATGGGTGCATGGAACGTCTTTGCAGGTGGTTAAATCTGTGCTATAATACGGAAGTCAATCGATAAAAGGCAATGGCAAAGAGCAGAATTGGACTTTCAGGCGGAGACACGATCGAGTCTAAACCAAAGCGCACTCGTCAAGGACGTGGTAAGCACACGAAGTATACTCCGACATCACGTAATAGCGCAAAGAAGCGTTATCGCGGTCAAGGTAAGTGAATTTAATCTGTAATCTTCCTGCTGAGAAAGTATGGGTTCGTAAAGAATACTTACAAGATCATCAGGATGGTCACGGAGAATTTGTAGAAGGTGTCTGGGTATCTGCTAAAAGTATACCTGGACGTGCTTTTTATTTTGAGACATACCTACCGGAATATGGTGCAATGTATGACAAACTTCCTATAAGTGCATTTCTCCGAGCGCCGAAACCACCGACACCAGATATGTCTCTAGAGAACCTACAATTCTGGAATTGTATGGATTATGGGATCATAGCAATCAATAAAGGATTTATTGCTCAAATGGAGATTGAAGTGTTTACTCGTGATCATGGATTACAAAAAGGTAAATATTTGTTTACATTAGATAATTATCATGCAAACCCTGATGTGATAGATAATAATGTAAGTGAGACTCCACAGGAGCACAAATCACATAATTGCATTGCACTAGAGAATGATCAATATGCATTGTATCCTAATAACAGGATGCGTCTGTATGACCTCTCTCTGACCCCAGAAGACCCTATGTTCCCTGATTTTAAAGTATCTACCATTGAGTATGAAGTTGAAGGGAGAACAGACTGGGGACGACTAGGCGACACTGATAATTATTTTTGGGAAACTAATGCTGAACGAAAACTACGAACGGAGACCTCAAATGGGAAATAATAGAGTTGATAAAAGTCAAAATTTCATTGATAAAGGCATGACCTTGATCACTGAAGTAGAAAGTGACAAATATTTACGAAAAGTAGGTAAAAGAAAATCTGTGCAAGAAGGTGAAATTTTTGATAATGAATCAGAATGGGCAGATGGGTTCTGTGGTAAGTGATAAATAGAAATAGCCTATAGTGTGTCTACATGCCAACGTTTCAAACCTTTAAGGATTTGAATATAACATTTAAGAAGCATCCAAATACTGATGATTTGGTTGTTGTTAAAGATGATGCTGCAATTAAGCAAGCAATCAAAAATTTGTTATTAACCAACGTTGGTGAAAGACCGTTTCAACCTGCTCTTGGTTCTAAGATTCCTAGACTGTTATTTGAACCATTGGACTTTATTAGTAGTTCAATGATCAAAGACGAGATTAGACGAGTAATTGGAGAATATGAACCAAGAGTAGAACTCGTCAATGTTGAGTGTGAACCAAATTCAAATGAAGATGGTTATGATGTTGAATTTGACGTAAGGATTATGGGACGTGATGATGCTATAGCATTAGAACTATTTCTAGAGAGAACCCGATAATGCCATATGCACAGTTAGCAAATCTAGATTTTGATCAGATTAAGATTGCTCTTAGGGAATATATCAAGAGCACATCTGATTTTACTGATTATGATTTTGAAGGTTCTGCCCTTTCAGTCATAATTGATACCCTTGCCTATAATACTTACTACACGGCATTTAATGCCAATATGGTAGTCAATGAACTATTCATTGACTCTGCCACCCTGAGAGACAATGTGGTGGCGCTAGCAAAGCAATTAGGTTATACCCCGAAGTCTATTGTTGCTCCAACAGCAACGGTAACGTTTAATGTAGACTTTACGGGATCTACACCTGCAAACAATCAAATTGTCCTAGAAAAAGGAACTGGTTTTGTTGCGACATATGATAATAACTTATATCAGTATGTTGCAATTAGTGATGTAAAAAGATCAATCGTATCGAATCAGGCAATTTTTGACAATGTAGATATCAGAGAAGGATCTTTAGTTAATGATACTTACATTGTAGATAATACACAAAAAAATCAAAGATATATTATTGAGAATGGAAATGTGGATACATCAACGATTATTGTTGATGTTTATCTTAACGAGCAATCTAGTGTTTCTGAAGAATATAAGTTATCAACAAATATTCTTGGTGTTAATAAAGAATCTAAGATCTATTTTGTTAATGAAATTGAAGATGAGAAGTATGAAATATTTTTTGGTGATGGTGTATTAGGTAAAAAACTAGACAATGGACAAAAAATTGAAATTTCTTATCTAATTACTAATGGTCCAGAGACTAATGGAGCAAAAGATTTTACTTTTAGTGGTATTGTAAAAGACACTAGTGGAAATACAAATTACCCCTTCACAACATCAATCACTTCTACGGTTGCTTCAAACGGCGGTAACGACATTGAAAACATCAATAGTATCAAATACAATGCGCCAAAATACTTTGGCACACAAGACCGTGCAGTGACTGCTGGTGATTATGCTTCTATTGTGAGAAACATATATCCTGCTATTTCTGATATCATTTCTTTTGGTGGTGAGGAGCAAGAACCTCCTGCATATGGTCAAGTTTTCTTAGTAGTTAAGCCAACTAGTGGTTCATACTTGTCAACATACACAAAACAACAAATTAAATCTGCTTTAAAGGATTATATGGTTGCTTCTGTGACCCCAGAGATTTTAGATCCTTCTATTCTTTATGTTGAATTGGAGAGCAAAATTTTCTATGACACTAGGAAGACAAACTTCACTTCAGAACAAATTAGATCTGGTGCAATTAATGGTATCGAAGGTTATCTTGCCCAATCAGATACTGAAAAATTTAATGGTAAATTTAGATACAGTAAAGTAGTTGGTGTCATTGACGAATCTGATATGTCAATCAACTCAAACCTTACTAGTGTAATTATGAGGAAAGATTTTTATCCTCAGTTAAATTCTACGTTCTTTTATGAAGTTTGTTATCAAAACACTTTCTTAGATGATGATGATCCTGTTATGAGTTCGACTGGGTTTGTTGTTTCCGAATATCCTAATTATACTGTATATTTGGAAGACAGGGTTGGTAAAATCATCCTATATAGAATAGATCCCCTTTCGGGAGAAAAAGTCGTCTTGAACTATTCTCAAGGAGACATTAATTATGAGAAAGGTGAGATTATGTTATATGACTTAACTATCATTAAAGGTAGTTTTAACGATAATAGAATTGAACTTAGAGTTTTACCTAAGTTTAATGATATTGTTGCAAAACGCGAAGTATACTTAGATGTAGACATCGCCAAAAGTAAATTCCAAGCATATCAAGAGTAAGTTTAGATGGTCGTAAAGAATAGGAGCATCTCTCATCTAATTGAGGATCAATTACCTGAATTTATAGTTACCGATTATCCATTATTTGCTCGTTTTTTGGAAAAATATTACGAGCAAGCAGGATCTCGTGGGCAGCCATTCGATATTCTCAATAATCTAGAAGCATATAGAGATATTGATTATTACGAAGAGTCTATTCTTAACGAGAAGTCACCTTTAATTGGAATTATTAATAACACTGATTCTACTGTTGAAGTAGAAGATGCATCTTCATTCCCCCCAAAGAATGGATACATTAAAATTGATGCTGAAATTTGTTTTTACAAAGAGAAGCGAGGAAATACTTTTTATGATGTTTCTAGAGGAGTAAGTGGAAATACCAAACTTGGAGATCTTTATAGAGAAAGTGAATTCGTTACTACTCAAGCAGCTGCTCACTCTGGAACTGATGTATACAATGTAAGTAATCTTTTCTTATATGCATTAGTAAAGAATTTTGAATTGGATTACTTGGATTCATTTCCACAAAAATATTTAAAGAAAGAAATTGATAAGAGAACTCTTATCAAAAATATTTCAAATTTTTACAAAGTAAAAGGAACAGAAACATCAATCAAGTTTATCTTTAACACAATTGTTGCTAGAGATTCCGACAATGTTCCAATTACATACAACCCAAAAGATTTTACTTTAAAGTCGTCTACTTCTGATTGGACAACTTCATATTCTTTAAAAGCAAAAATTACAGGCGGTGATCCAAAGGACCTTATTGGAAATAGAATTACACAAAATAACGGTAATTTAGGATTTTCATCTGCAGTAGTTGATAATGTAATGCCAGTTGGTGGTGCTAATGGAGAGCAACTGTATGAAGTTATTTTAAATCAATCAACTGTTAACGGATCTTTTAAAATTGCATCTAGAACTGAGTTAGAAAAAGATATTTCAGAAACGTCACAAAAAGGAGATATAGTAACAGTTCAATCGACAGTTGGTTGGAAAAGATTTGGCAATTTTGTTATTGACAATGAACGTTTCACATTTAACGATAAAAATGTAAAGCAATTTACTTTACTTGGAAGAGACGGTTCTTCAACTCATGCAGCAGGAACTCCGGTATATGATTATTCTCCGGCAGTATATCGTGACATAGAAGTAATTATATTTGGTGTTCTGTATGATCTAGAATCTCAGAATAATTCTACTTATTCATTACCAGGAGATTCAATTCAATCTACTCTTCCCGGATTTAGCACAAAAGATAGAATTGTTTATGATGTTATCGATGAATCTGTTCGTTGGAGATTAAATTTAAATAATACTGCTCCAAATGCATTAACAAATTCGCTGTTACAGGCAGAATTGCAAAAATATATTGGTGGTGTATCTGCATTATATGAAGATGATCAATTTTACTATATTTGTTCTTCTGGATATCCAACTTATGATATTTTAACTGCTAGTAGTTCAGGATCGCTTTCTGATGCAAAAAATTTAAAAATTGTCAGAAAGAGACCTACACAAACAACTGAAATTTATAAAACCACAGATACTTCTGTTGGTGTGTTTATAGATGGAACATGTGCATATAGTTTTAGAGATGAGGATTCTGTAAAATTCGGTGAGATCCAAACAATTAATATTACGCAGAAAGGATCTGGGTATAAAGCAGCACCTTACGTATTAATTAATAATCAACCAAATAAAGCAAGAGCATTTTTAAGTGGAGAAACTATAGACAGAATCGATTCTTTAAGCAATGATTCATATAGCACAGATCCAACTGTTACAATTAC